TTTTCAGTTGGTGGTTCAAGTAATAATCCTAGAATGGTTATCAATGTAGATACAGCCCATCTAGAGGTGCCAACACATTCAATTGATGATATTGTAAGTTTGGAAGTAAATTTCCACGGCTTACCAAGTTCTGTAGATGCTACAGATGAGTACACAATTGACTTTGTAGGACCAGACGTAACTTAACTTTAGCGGGAGGGGAGACCCTCCCTCTTTTAACCAGGAAACAGAATGACAGAACAAGAAAACAAATCAATATCATTAGCGAGTTTATTAACTCCAAGTAAAACAGTTGCAGTTGACTATCCCGGAATGCCTGGGTTTTCAGTTGACCTCTGCTATTTAGCAAGAGAAGAACTACTAAAACTACGAAATCGTTGTTTATCACAAAAGTTTAATCGTAAAACAAGAGCTTTTGATGAACAATTAGATGAAGATAAATTTTTAGTAGAGTATGTAAAAGCTGTAATTAAGGGATGGAAAGGCTTAAAATATTCTTACCTCGAAGAGCTTCTATTGGTGGACATTAGTAGTCTTAATCCCGACGATGAACTTACACATAACCAAGAAAATGCCGAAACTCTCATGAAAAATGCAGCTGATTTCGACACTTGGGTTACAGAAGTAACAGGTGATTTAGAAAATTTTACTCGAGTCAAGTAGAAAAAGTTTTAGAACTACTTGATGAAACATACAGAGACGGTCAAATATCTTTAGACGTATACTTAGATATATGTGAACAAAAAGGTATAGATCCCGATCCAAACGAAATGCCACCAACTCGTGGGGATTTTCCCCTTGAAGTTCAGGTGGCTTTTTTATTGCACGATCTTTTACCCGATAGATGGGATGGAATGAGTGGATCGTATTTCGGAAAAGATTTATCTGCTTTAGGAACTTTACTAGATGTCTGGAAAGTAGACGATAAGCAAACAGTTTGTTATTTTTTGAAAAATATAGAAGCAAGATACGCAATGAAATTGAATAAGGATTTAGAGCGACAAAGAAAAGCTCGTGAGAACAAAGGAAAAAATAATCACATATCCTCAGCAAATATTAAGAAAAAATAATGGCAAAAAACGAAGTAAAAATAAAAATCAACGTTGATGGTAAGGAATTAAGTCTTACTAAAAAACAAGCAAAAGCTTTAGGTAAGCAGTTAGACAATACAGGTAAATCTGCCCATACCGTTGATAGACGATTAAAAGGTGCTGCTCAAGCATCTTCCAATACCACAAAAAACTTTTCAAAAATGGCTCAAGGAGTCAGTGGTGGTCTTGTGCCCGCGTATGCTACTTTAGCCGCTCAAATGTTTGCATTGGGAGCTGTATTCAGAGGACTACAACAAGCCGCAGACTTTCGTGTATTAAATCAAGGTATGAAAGTGTTTGCTGCTAACTCTGGAGTTATGGTAAAAAGTTTATCAAAAAATTTACAAGAAGCAACAGGACATCAATTAGACTTTAGACAAGCAGCACAATCCTCTCAAATAATGTTAGCAGCTGGATTTAGTGAAGATCAAATGGGAGCACTCGCAACGGCAGCAAGAGGAGCATCAACAGCACTCGGTAGAGATTTTGAAGATTCTTTTAATCGTCTTGTTCGAGGTGTTACAAAAGCTGAACCAGAACTACTCGATGAATTAGGTATTATTCTACGACTAGAGAAAGCAACGGAACAGTATGGTAGACAAATAGGTAAATCTGCAAAAGATTTAACTACTTTTGAGAAATCACAAGCAGTTTTAAATGAAGTTTTAACTCAATCAGAACAAAAATACGGAGCAGTAGGAGAAGCTGTTCCTGTTAACCAATTTAATAAATTAATTGCAACTTTTATTGACTTAAAAGATAAAGCAATGGAATTTATCACTCCAATCGCAGAAGTACTTGCAGGATTCTTTACCGAAAATATAAAATCGGCAGTAGCAGTACTTGCTATTTTTGCCTCTACACTTTTAAAATCAGTGCTTCCAGCATTTGATGAACTTTCTGCAAAAATAGATAATAGTAGAATAGGAAAATTTGCTGCAGGAATAGGAGATAGTTTTGGAAGTATGAAAGGAAGTGCAGCTGAATTTAAAAGTCAACTTGGGGGACAAGGAACAGCAAAAGCCAAAAAACTATCACAAGGATTTGATAGTAAAGCAGCTTTAAAATCTTCAGGTATAAATGCTTTGAAGAAAGGTGAAAATCTAACTCGACAACAAATGAGCGGGCTAAAAGGAGCTTTGAAAAAAGCAGAGGCAGAGTACAAAAAACATGGAAAAATAACAACTGGTATATTTGCAGGGGAAAATATCAAAAAAGTTCGTGGCTTTAAAAGTTCATTGAAACAAATGGAAATTGAAAGCAGTAAAACTAATATGACTATGAGAACTGGTCTGAAATTAACCGGAATTGCTATAAAAGGAACTTTTCAAGGAATGGCAATAGCAGCTAAAGTAGCATTTAAAGGGATGGCTATAGCTGCAAAAGGTGCGGCAGGAGCTGTTAATTTAGCATTTAGAGCTGTAGCGATTTTTGGTTTTATACAGCTAGCAATGGATGGTTTAAAAGCTTTAACAGCAAACTTTGATAAAGTAATGGCAGGATTTGCATCTGCAATACGAATGGTAGGAAATGGTATTGCAAAACTAGCAAACTTTTTAAGTGGAATTCCACTTGTAGGTAAATTTTATAAAGCAGGCGGAGAATTTGCGCAAGAAAAACTAGCCGGAATCGCAGATAGTATTGAAGCACAACTTGAATCTGGAGAAGGTATGATTGGACAAATGGCACATAAAGCAAAGAAAGAAAGACCAGGTTCAATACTTGCAGAGCAATTTGATAGTGCTCAAGAAAAACTCAAAAGTTTACATACTGAGTTTAAAGACATGATGTCCGCTAGAGAAGGACTTGATCAAACAGCAGGACAAAAATTTGAAGCAAATGTAGCAACTGTAGCAAGTTCCGGAATTTCAGGACAAGCTGCAAGACTTTTAGGAATGGAAAGCAGAACAGGAGAGGATGCATTTACCGCTGACCAATTAGAAAAACAACGAAGCGCTTTAATTCAATACGGAAAAGATTTAGGAGGAATAAATCCAACAATCGCTGACTTATTTAGCCAGTATGAAAAAGGCGAGATATCTACAGAAAAACTAACAGAGGGACTTAAAAATGTAACTACTCAGGCAGGAGCACAAAATGCAGCATTTAAACAAATAAATACAACTATTGAAGGTTTTCAAAAACAATATAGTAAACTTAGTAAACGAGATCCATTAGATGACCTTCTTTCAAGTTATAAGAATTTAGACGACACAATAAAACTTACAGGTGATAATAAAGAAAGTGTTGTTCAAAAAATTTACGAATCCGTATTTGGAGCAAGAGCAGAAGGAACATCGCTAGACGATATGACAGCAGCACTGGATAGATTTGCAGCAGGATTAGGAAATGTAATAGATACTCGAAGACAATTAGAACTAGACGCACTTGATAATAAAGTAGCAGGAGCAAGAAATGCAAATAAAAAAGGGGCTGCAGCCACCTTTGCACAAGAAGATATAAAACTAGAAGATTTAAGAATAGCAAAAGAAAAAAGACAAGCTAAAGTAGATGAATTAGATTTAATTAAAGTGAAGACTCCCTTAGATAAACACAATTTAGAAATAGCACAGAAACAGCTAGCCGTAGCACAGGAGCAAGAAAAAGCCTATGCACACTCAATAACAATTGCTGGAAAACTACAAAATACTTTTTCACAAGGAATACAAAAAATGTTTGAAGATATAGCGACTGGTTCCGCAAGTGCAAAAGACGCTTTCAAATCTTTAGCAACTCTAGTACTACAAGAAATGGCAAAGATAGCTGCAATGAAAATGGCAGCATCTGTAACAGGCTTCTTAGGATTTGCACAGGGAGGTATTATACCTGTTCGTGGAATGGCTTCTGGAGGATATACTTCAGTAGGTCAAAAACGTTTTGGAACTGGTGGAATTGCAACTTCTCCTACAATAATGGTTGGAGAAGGAAGATACAATGAAGCAGTTGTACCTTTACCAGATGGAAGAAGAATTCCTGTAGAAATGATGGGAAGTGGAGCAGGAACAAACAATGTAACAATTAATGTAGATGCAGGTGGAAATGCAAGTAGTACAGGAAATGCAGAGCAAGCGCAAGCACTTGGTATGTCAATACAAGCAGCAGTTATGGAAACATTACAAAGAGAAAAACGTCCCGGCGGCGTATTAGGTGGAGGTTAATAAATGGCTTTTGGAATAATGCAAAATAATGGATCAAATATTACAGGTTTTAGTGCACCAGTACAACCAGATAAAGGATTTAAACGAGATAGTAAGCCCAAAATTCATACAATAACTTTTGGAGATGGTTACGAACAAAGACTTGCAGATGGTATCAATAATTTAGAACAGACTCTAAGCGTAAGTTTTTCTACTCGACCAAAAGCAGAAATAGATGATTTAGTGGCATTTTTTGAGTCACTTGGTGGAGTGAGTAAATTTCGATTCGATCTTGAAGATAGTAACGCAGGATCAAGCACAGAAACTATAAAGTGCACTTGCGCTCAATGGAATCAAACTTGGGCATATGATAATTTTTATAGTTTGACAGCAACATTTAAGAGAGTTTACGAAGCATGACGGAAAAAATTGCAATCAAAGAGTTACAATCTCTTGAAGAAGAATCTGGTTTAGTTATACTATATGAACTTGCACTTGATGCAGATGGATCAAGTCGTGCTTATTTTACTCGTGGAGAAGGTATAGATTTAACAAATATACAAATGTATGACTATGATAACAATAGTCAATTAAATACTTATGATGCAATTCCAGTTGAAGCAGAAGGATTCGAGGTAAAAAGTAAAGGAGCAGCTGCAAGGCCTGTAATCACATTTGCAAATATATTAAGCACTTTTGGAGATGCACTTGGAAGTTTAGAGCCTGATGATCTTATAGGAAAGAAACTATATAGAAGAAAAACTCTTAGAAAGTATTTAAAAGATGGCTCAGCAGATACAGGCTCAGGTAATACTCCAGTAGAGTTTCCACGACAAATTTTTATTATTGATAGAATCGAACAATTAAGCGCAATAGAAATCTCTTTTGAACTTACAACACCTTTTGATGTAGAAGGATTAGTACTTCCTTATCGTGTAATTGGAAATAATGCTTGTTCTTGGGTATACCAAGGAGCTTCACCAAATAAAATAAATAACAGTACAGATACTGGCGGATGTACTTGGTCAGAAGAATCAAAACTTATAATGACAAATGGAAGTGGAACAGACGTTACTCATACTATTTATGTAACACAAGATGATGAGTATGTTATTCCTTCAACTACTAGTTTTACAACTTATACGAGCGGAGCAGTAACAAAAGATTCGTACTATAAAACTACGACGACCCTTGCAACAACGGGTGTACAAAGACTAAAAGCAGACGGCACTGCAGATACAGCCGCAAACGGAGGAACAATTAATAATTATTGGCAGGCAACAACGAGTGCGAGTAGTCCTGGAACTCCTTCAGATACAAATGGAAATTTTGATAGAATAAGAGTACATGGCACATATAGTGCAAGTACAAACTACTATGCTTATACAGAAGATAGATATAATGATTATGTAGCATATACAAGCGGTGGAAAAACACACCTTTGGAAAGCAACACGAACACAAACTTCAGGAGCGAATACTGCCCCTGGTTTTAACAGTTATTGGGAAAGAGGAGACTCATGTGGTAAAAGACTAACCTCATGCTCTTGTAGATTTGGCTTTAGT